AGAGTTCTGTTGCTTAAATCTTTCTACAGTTGGGTCATAGTTACTTTTCATGTAATAAAGAAGTTCGGTAATCATACCGGTTCTTTCAGAAAAGTGTTTGAATAGACCCTGAATAACATCAGGGCGAACTGCGGCGATATTGCGGAGGTTATTGTAGTCCGTCATCTTGAAGTTAGTCAAATCACGCGGATTACCTACAACAACGCGGCCGGGTACGCCAAACTTTTCAAGTCCCATTTTTTTTAGCGTTTAAACTTTTTAAGATAATTCGGGTCGGATGTATCTACATACTTTCCAGGTCCGCCCGTTGATTGTTGTTTTGAATTTTTGCTCAATACTGGCGTAACACTTAACTTTTTGAATGCAGCGTTGCGCTCCATATTTTTCAAGTCTGTGAAATAACCTTTATCGTGCATGTGCAGCAACCTCATAGTAGTAGCCAAATATTCAGCGTCGTTTTGCAATCGGTGCAACAGGGGCACCACCTGTTGTCCTTGATAATTGTGTATTTCAAGATTTTGTTTCATGTAATTGATAAAATCATCTTTCTCGGCTTGGCCTGAGAAGTCTATGACAAGATTATCACTTTTTGAAAGCCTATCTTTAAATAAACTTGTAAGCTCTTCGACTTCGGTATTATACCTCTGAAGTTCGGATATATATTTCTGTTGTTGTTGCTGAATTAAGTTGTCAGGAAGTTTATTGATTTCCTGCATGTAAGATTGTTGAATCTGTTGTCCTCTTTGCTTAATAGCATCAGGATTCATACTTTGTATTCTACGCTCTACCTCATTTACAAGGTATTTCATACTTGCTTCATCTGGATTTCCATACTGGTCTACATTAATAGAACCTAATTGTGATTCCGATTTAAGCAAATGGTCATACATTGATGCTTTATAAAGTTGAACTGGATCTTGATTGGCAATACTAAGCAAATAGTTTTTGTGCTGCATATATTCATCAAGACTTATGCCCTGTTCGGATAGTTCAGCTATACGAGGGTCTACACCACCAAGTTTCTTTTGGATGTAGTATTCTCCTACCAACTTATCCATTGTTTCGGCATCAAAGTTTTCTACATCAATGTTTTGATTTCTTACATCAATGTTTTTTTCTACGGCCCATTGCAAATAAGAATCTAATACTGGATTACCGGTAGTGTCATTTGAGTCATTATCATTATTGTTGTTTTGATAATCATCATCATCATTTTCTATTGGATTATCAAACTCATCAAATTTTTCTTGAACATCATCTTGTTCTTGTAATCCTTCATCACCATAAAAGTCATCCTGAAAATCCATATCAGGAGCTTTAAACTGAGTGGCAAAATCTGCACTCGATGTGTCTACAAAGTTGTTTTCGTTTTCCATGTTTCTAGTCTTTTACACGTTCTTTTTTAGCGGACGATTTCATTTCCAATGCTGTCTTTGCTCTATTAATCAGCATCTGTGCTCGTTGGTTCGTCGCATTAACCTCGAGTTCTGTATATGCAAAGTTAAGATAAGCTAACTCAACTTGTTTCTCATTTTCTATTTTTTCTTGTTCTATTTCTAATTTTTGTTGGTCGGCTTGCTGTTGTACTTGTAACTGAGTTTGTGCATTTTGTATTTTCATTTGCTCTTTCTGCAAGTCTATTTGTCCTTTAAGTTGCAGTAGTTGGCCTTCAACTTGACTAGACATTTGTGCTATTTGTTGCTGCATCTGCATTTTCATTTGCTCTACTTCTATTTGCGCTTGTTTCTGTTGCTCTACAGAATCGCTTTGCATCTTTTGACTGGTTTCTAACACACGTTGTTCGGCATCTTTTAATAGTTTACGCATTTCAAACATTGTATCAGTATCTAGCAAATCAAGAAAATCAGATGCTCCTATCTGTCCTTGTTGAAACTTCATTTGAGCCATCTGCTTTGCCGTACGCATTATTTCTCTTTCTTTGCTGCCAGAGTTTACTATAGATCTAAACTCACCTTTCAACTGGTCTTTTTGTATGTTGAGTATCTCCTGTCTTTCTTTGCCTACTACATACATTCCGCGCTTACCTTCTGCATATGCGTATGGAAAGATATTACAAAGTCTTGTAAATAAAAGTTCATTAAGTTCATCGGTTTTCATAAAGTAATACTCGGTAACAACATTAGATTGTGCCAATGCCATTTGAGATGTACCTACTTGGTCCGATGCCAATACCTGTCCTGTCTTTTGTCTTGTTACTCCAGTAATCTCACCAGCTAATGTATTAAGAGATTCCTTAATCATCATTATTGATTGTATTGCCGGAGATACAGTCATATCGTATGTGGCAAACTGATTAAATGAAGTGCGTACCGCTTTACCATTTGGCTTAACAGTTTCAATCAAACCAAGACCTTGCTTCATGTAGTACATTACCTCTTGTGGTGTCATACCGCTTGGCATTTGCGATAGATCATAGATAATACCTTTTACACCAGATAGAGCAATCAGAAGTTCTTCTTGGTAATGTAATATGTTGTAAAGTTCCTGAATGTCTTTAGTTTCCCATAGCGGAGAATATGCTTTATAGAATCTGTTGTTAGCAAATCCTATGTATGGCAGCGCAATGTCTGAAAGCCTGTCATGAGTGCGATATTGAAAATCATGTTTTTTGATTTTAATGTAAGTCATTGTTCCTATTCGGACACCTGACCATCTATCAACACGATATGCTTTAAGGATTTTCTGTCCTTTCTTTTCAAGACGCTTTCTTTTTGATTCTGTGGAAGTAAGATCTTGATACTCTTCCGGCGTGAGGAATTTAACGAAAGGCGGCTTCTCCGAGAAGTAGGGTGTGTCGTTTTTGTTTTCTGAATACAATGCATAAACTTCAACTTGTTCTTTCCAGTTAACTTTATATGTGTCTACTTGGTGTGAGTACAAATAATCATTACCGCTATACCAACCAGATGGACTGCCATCAGGAAAGTTTGTAAGATTTGTTCTGTACCACGCGTCTTGTGAAAACATTGGAAACTCGCTTCTTAGTGTTTCTAAGTTTTCTTCTGTTATGTCTGCTCCGTAATATTGAATAACTTGTCCTATTGACATTGGACTATATTCTACTATCCAGTCTAGTTCGTGTAAATACTTTGCCGCTTCGTTTGCTTGATACCAAAGATATTCTGGTCTTATCAATCTTACTTCGGGTTCAGCTAATCCAGGTTCCCAATCACAATACCAAATAGGCTCACCAGTAATCATCATTTCCTCAAAGAAGTTGTTCATTAGATGTCGCAATCTTTTGCTATCAATAAACTCTTCTAATGCTTGTGAACAAAGTTTTTCTTCAAACTCTTTATGAGAGTACTGGTAATATTCTCTGATTCTTCTTACCTCTTCGTTTGTTATTACAATATCATTTTGTAATAAATTTTGTAAATGCTCTAACTCAACTTGCATCTGAATAATCATCTGTTGCGCTTGTGGGTCTTGCGCCATCTGCTGCATCATTTGCTGTTGCATCTGAATCAAAGCTTGATTAGTTGCATTTATAAGTTGATTCTGTTTTATTTTTTGTAGTTGCTTATCTAAAATGTCATTTTTAATATTTTCTAGTTTCTTTCCAACTATTTCATCTGTCATTCCAATTACTTTTGTAACAACAGGTCTTGACATTTCTTCAGATATAAGTGCTTGAAGTTTTGGCCTTACTATTGGAATGTTACGCACCCGGGCAGGCATCTCAAGAGTAATAATGTCATCTATTCCAGATTGACTATCATGTATTTGTTTGTCTATCTTATTGTAGAGATAACCAAACCTTGCATCATCAAGTTCGTTATTCCAAAGAGCGCGACAATAGGTTATTTTGTCCATGCGAGAACGGACAGAAGTGCTTTCAAGTGGTACATTCATTTGAAGTCCACCATCCCTGTGATTCTGCTCTATATAGCTGTCCATTAAAGACTTAGCATATTTTTCCTGCTCGTCTTTTGGTAAGCTTTCTAAGGGCACTGGATAAAACTCTCCGTATATCATACTCTTTGTAATCTGCCGTTTCTTTTCATATATCCTGTAAACATAACACTATTTGTTGATTCTACCACCTTATCATAACCTTTTTTTATGTCATCTAGTATACCTTCGTATGCTAACATAACTGATATGGTAATGTCGCAGTTATGATCTCTAGAACGAAAGTCTCTTAGTTTTTGAACCATTACAAGGTCATATATATTGTCCGCATAATCTTCTACATAAGATGAAAAGTGTTCAATCCATACTGGTTTAGTATTAGGGTCAACACCAAATCTATTATTTACTTTACTATCCTTTACTGTAGCATAAGCTATTTCAGGTCTTTCTTTTAACAAGTGGTCAAAGTCATTATTTTTGTACCAGTCAAAGATAGCAATATTAGACCACTCTATCAAGTTTTCACAATCACCATAGTACATACAAGCCAATGCTGTCTGCTTATAAAACTTTTCTTTCTTTACAGGCCTCCAGGTTAATCTGGCAACAGGCATCATTGATGTTTTGTTTGAAGAATGATATCCTTTCATCACAACAAATGAACCCTCTGAGTCTGATGCATTTGCTTCATCTTTATCATAAGAGTCGGTGCCAGCACCATACAAACCTTGGATATTTCCAGAACCAGTGTAGTATTCATATCCAATAGAACTTACGTATTCGGGCCTATCAGGATGTTCAATTATAATAAATGGGTACATAAAATCTCCTTCATGATCTAACGCATCTTCCATACCCATTGGCGCCGCAATCCAGCGCACCCCAACTATTTTGCCATGTTCTACTATCTCTTCAAACTTTCCCTGCTGTAACTTTTCTTCCCATTCTTCTGATAATAACTTTTGTAGTTGCCTTTCTAGTTTTTCAGTATTAAATGGTGACAAACCAGATGAACTAAATGCCTCTGTAGGAGTCAATGGCATCTGTGTTTTGTTTTCGTGCAAATCTTTTTTGTTGTTACCAATCTTCTTTCGTTTCTGCTTAATAAGTTCTAGTGATGGTTCTTTATAACTATTGCCATCATTGTCCATAACATAAAAATACCATGCAGGAAAGAATGGGCAACATCTTGTATTTTCTGCACCAGGCTCATAAGTGTTTTGTACTGCCAAAAGATTATACTTGTCTGGCTTATAAAACATATCCATTAAATCAGCAACACCTTTTCTCATTTCACCACCGGTACCAACTATGACATTTATACGGCCGTTCTGCTTTCCATTTTCTTCAATAGAGGGTTGTATCATATTGTACACTCTTTTTAAAAGTGGATTGATACCAGCTTCCTCCATAAACACTAAGGTTGGAGATTTACCTGATGCGGCCTGTGCATTATCTTTAGTAGTTATGGCAAATATTTCTGACAGATATCCTTTCTGTACACTTGTTGCTTCAAAGCCAAACTTAACGTACTGAGGAATATCTTTTAGCTTGCGTTTGAAAAACTCTCTGCCTGATTGCTCCTGTGAGTATGGCGACAAGGCATCTATACCCATAACAACTTTATTAAAACAGTTAGTAGCATAGTCATCAAGACCGGCTACTATCAATGTCTGCGAAGATGGATATAGCAAAGCTTCAAGAGCGCATAATGCTGCCATTTTTTCGGTAAAACCAATCTGACGTCGCTTAAGACAAAGTAGATTTTTATCATTTAATTTAGCCTGTTCCAGTAAATCAAAGAACTCTTTGTCCATATCAACAAACCTTGGCGGTATAAGACCAGCACCTTTTTCTTTAGTCTTAATGCGCCAAAAGTTTAAATACCAATAGTTTGCTCCAGTAAGATGAACTCCACCAATGGTATAGCCTTCGATACATCTTCTGCGTTGTTCGTACCACCATTCCATGTAGTGTCTTGGAAAGTTAATACGTATCAGTTTTTTCTTTTTAATATTTGGATTGTCATAAACTTCCCACGCGCGATTGTATTTTGGCATAGGGTTGTCAAGGTCATAGATTACCGGCTGAAACAACTCTACGTTTTGAAACTTACACATGTGGTCATCATAGCAAGATATGTTCTCAGGCAACAAAGAAGATCGATAATATCTTTTGTTGACTGGTTTAGTGCCATCAAGAATAATGTTTGATTGGGCATTTATTTTATATCCGGCAATGTCTATGACATTACTCATTATCTTTTTGAATCTTTTGGTGGATCTTTTGGATCTGGTTTTGGTGATGTTTTTGGTACACAGCAAGCATCTGTATCAGTGCAGCATGCTGCATATAGTTTCATGTTCTTACCTATAAGACCATAACTGTTTGGATTTTTTGTGAATAGTGCCATTATGCTTTAATTGTTAAGTTTATGGTTGCATTTTGAACAATTGCACCACATGTAATTGTGAATGTAATTATGTAATTATAAGATTGTCCCAATACCCAAGTACCACCTGCTGGAGAATTATTTACAATTCCTGCTAAAACACCATAACTATTAGCTGCTAATGTATATGGTGTTGCTGGTAATGTTGTCAATGAAGGTCCACTATTGACATTGGTAACATTTATATTGCTAATATCTAGTGAAGATGCCTGTGCATATATTTCAAAATTAATAGGTAATAATCCAGGGGCAGATGATACATAACCTATAAATGGTGCTTGAATTGTTGTGATTTCAGTTCTAGTGGTATATAATTTATCTGTGAAATAAATATTAAATCCACAAGGTGTTCCAGTTACTGCATCACAACAAGTTTCTGTATCGCAGCAAGCATCTACAAGTATTTGTTTTTTCTTTTGAAAGAAAGAACGTACTTTATTTGAGTTAAACATTCTGGCCATTTTGTTCTATGTTTTGATTATCAATATTTGATTTTTCTACTTTTTTCTGTTGCACTTTTCCATACAACAAGGTTCCGGCAAACGCTGCTATAGATGTCAAGAAGATTGACATACCAGACCAGTCAAGTGAAGAGCATTTAACTGCATGAATAATTAGGTAAATAAAAATACCCAATGACAATAGACAAATGCAAAGCGTTCCAAGTAATAATGTAACGCGCATTGAACTATAGTCTGTGCTTTCTTTAAGGAAGTTGAACATATTATTTTTCAAGTTTTTCAACAAGGTTAAGAAGCTTTTTCATCATTGATGTATTGTTTTCAATGACATGATTATTTGATGCAACAGTTTCCATTAGTTTTGTTCGATCTTCTACAAGATACTCTTCTAGTCTTTTTTCAAGTTCCTGTATTCTTGCTTCGTTTTTTTTATGCCAGACAAAAAACTGTTTGCCCATAAAGTAAATAACGCCAATCATCAAAATAGCAAAAATGCCTAAAACTCCATAGTTTGTAAGATTTGTTAAAACCGTTTGATCTACTTGTAATAGTAATGTTTTCATGTTTATTTATATTCAGTTATAGTTAAATATTTAACCCACCAGCAATCTATGTTTTCGTTATAATGTATTTGATACAAAGGTAATATCCAAGTTCCATTTGTCATACGTAATGGAGTAAAAATATGCCCATCTATATAATATTTACCTGTAAGGTATTTTAGTTCTTCTTCGTCTAAGATACCACCCAACATTTTTATTATGCTTGTCTATTTAATAGTGTTTGATATGCTTGTATAACATTGTAAAAGTTTGCCATTTCAGTAGATGTTAAATTAGAATTTGCTATATAAAATAAACTATATTGTCGGTTATCGTAGTTAGTAATAGTTGACGGACTAACTTTTCTTGCAGAAAAAACCATACTACTTGTTGGAACAGCATTTGTACTTCTTGCAATTGTTGTTATAAGTGTACTGTCTTTATAAATAACTTTTTGTGCTGTATTTGCTGCATTGACTCCAATAGACCATAACCCTTTTAATGAGTTATTATTTGCAAATAAACCTTGTGAAAGATTATCGTGAACTGACCAATAACAATTGTTATCCCCTGAAAATTTTATTAGTAACGCATATCCTTCAACAACACTATCTACTACTCCAAATGCAGTACCTGGAGAAGATGTTGCTGTACTTGTATATACACCCATCATACCCGTAGTAGCTGTAAGATGTGCTGAAGGTACAAAAAATGTATCAGCATACCCTGTTGTTCCATTAGCTTGTACACCAAGAGAAGAATGTGTCCAACCTCCAACAAAGTTAAGTCT